TAACTTAGGATAGTCGTTTCCAAAGGTTTGTTCCGACTCTATAACGAATTTACGTATAGACGTAAGGTCTTCTTTGTTCACAGTTTTATCCAGGATCTCTTGTGCGAATCCCTCGTTATTAATCGTACTACTAATAGACAATACACCATCAACAACGCTACGTTGAATATAGTTAATGATTCTTCGTAAATCCGGGTAGTGATAACGAATAACCTCTTTAATCTTCTCTATTTGTTCTTTCTCTACTTGTGTCTTTTCCTGACGAAGAATAAAACCTATTCGTTTAGCATATTCTCCAATAGGAGGAGTAAAATCAGTGAAAACTTGGCATCGAGACTGAATTGGTTGGATAATACGATGTAGATAGTTGCCAGTGAGGATAAAACGGGTATTACCAGCGTACTCTTCCATAACATTACGCAGAGCTCTTTGACCCGCATCAGTAAAGTTGTCAAACTCGTCGAGAAAGATAACCTTAATTTTGCCATCCAAGCTTTTAGTTTGAGCAAATGTAAGAATAGAGGTACGGACTTCGTCGATACCGTTCTTTTCGCTTGCGTTAATGTAAAGGTACTGTGCATCTAGTATTTCATTTATAATTACTTTCGCTAATGTGGTCTTTCCAGTACCAGCATTACCTACTAGCAACATATTAGGTATTTCGTCTTTACGTTTACATTCTTCTATGTACGCACGCAAAGACTCAGATAAAACCATATCGGCCAGTTTAGTTGGCCGATACTTTTCTACCCATATATTCATTAACTGTTCGTTAATTGTCATTATTTCTTTTTAGGTTTAACTGAGAACCCGCCATCTGGATCTGCTACTATCTCTACTTCAGTAGGATTAGTGCCACCCATTTTTTTATTGTATACTTCGTCAGCTTTAGCTGGTTTATCAGACGAACCAAATCCCTTTTCCCCACGAGCGGTTTCACTTACCTGATCAGTCCATTCAATATCGGCCTGTATAAGAGGGTAAACAATAAGTTGAGCAATCTTATCCCCTACATTAAAGCCTTGATCCTCGCCTGTAAAGTTATATAGCTTAATACCCATATCACCTCTATAAGGATTATCGATAATACCAAAATGTGGAAAGATACTTCTTTTAAAACCTACACCAGAGCGTCCTTCAACCCGAATCCAGTAACCAGGTGTAATATAACCTAACTTAAGACCTACAGGTACAACCGCACTACCACGAGCAGGTATAACTACTTGTTCTACTGCAGTAAGATCTAAACCGGAATCTCCTGTATAAGGATCTGCATGATTGAACTTAGGTAACACAGCTAGTTCATGTGTTTTTACGAATTTAATAGTAACTGGGAATGACATAATGTATGAGTATAAAGTATAATATTGTTAAATCAATGTATAAAGTAAATATTGTTGTGAACGTATTAGAGCAACCGAGCTTAGCAATTATTATCGATCCGTGGGAAAAACCAGGACCGAATAAAACTATTGACTACCCGCTTGATCATTCTAAGCATCGTACAATTAGTAATGCAATGGAATTTGTTGATAAAAACAAATATATTGAGACAATAGTACTTGCGTCGTATGATAGTTATACAGAGTATGCTGAATCAAAAGCTTTATGGTACAAAAATTATAGGAACTTATTTTATAATAACCAGCAATTAAGTAAAATAAAAGATGCTTACAAAGCATTTATAGCCCATGATTTAATTTACGGTAAAGAATTTATGGAAGGCAGGGGTAAGCAGTATCCAGGTTTGGATAAAACCCGCGCTGACGTATTAAATTATGTCAATCCAAAAAAGTATCAAATATCAATGCATTGGATGTGGCAACTTGAGTATTATCTATCTCTCAATCCGCAAATTAAAAACATTTATGTAATCGGGCAAGCGTGGGACTGTTGTGTACGATTAAGGCAATTAGGGTACTTAGAGTTAGGATTAAACTTAAAACATTTAAATATACTAACAAATTCAAACTGTACTATTAACGTGGATTGTAGTGATCCATTAATAGATACTAATCCAAGTTGGGATAAAATAACCGATTGTATATACAGATATAGGGTATAAGTATTAATGTGAATCCGTCGCTTCCTGATAATACAGCATCTGATAACCAAAACGTAATAAACCAGATAGATAGCTTTATAGCAGGTTTAAGCTCTGAAGACAAAACGTTTGTTGCAAAAGATTACGCAAAAGATCTCGGTGAAGTTCCTTTTGAAGTGCCTAAAACAGATGAAGATATTCAAGACTTCGTATTAAAAAATTCAGCGCAATTAGCTGCATTAAGTATAAAAAGCGTTAAAGAATTACAACAAATAGCTATAGCAACTGGAGACCCGGAGCAAATGGCTAGTTTAGCAAGCCTTATAACTGCCGGGGCTGGTGCTGTAGAAACTATTAATAAAATACATTTACAGAACAAAAAAGCAGAAGCTAATAAAGATCTTAAAAAGTTAGACCTAGAAGGTAAAAAAGAAATACAACGTCTTAAAAATGACGGGTATTTAAACTTACCTCAAGGTAACACTAATGTGTTAGTTGCAACACGTGAAGAAATTATAGCGCAATTAACTGGTAAAGTTAAAAGTAAAACTGTTAATGTTACGAATGAGGTTATTGAGCTTTCGGGGTCTGCTCTACCAGCATCTCCTGCTTCGTAAGTTTTTCCTTTACAGCTTTATAGTGCGCGTTAATTAGCATTAACAGAACTAAACCGCCTATTACAGCACCTACTACCCACATTGGTATGGTTGCAGCAACATAAGCCAAGCCTAGAGAAGCTAAACAACCAATACCTAAGGTAACACTCTTCAATAGTACTGCAAGTATCAAGAATAAGATACCAACCCCTACTAAAGCTTTAATAATATAACCGAGCATTTCCGCTTTTTGGTTAGCTTTTGCAATTTCAACTTGATCAGCAGTATCTTTTTTAATTTTCTCTAACTGAGCTTTTTGCTCTGCTTCTAATTTGTTAATAGTTAAACGCTGTTCTTCTCTGATCTGTTGTTTTTCTTTTTCTTTTTGCTCTATAAGCGCTTCAGCTTTATCTAAGTCAGCTTTTTGACTAATAGCTAACTCTACACTAGCATTATATTTTTCATACAATTGATCAATTGTCTTTGTCTTTTCATCATCTACTTCTTTAGTTATTTTTGCTTTATCTTCAACAGACAGCTTATCTGTACGAGACATAATTTCTTTTGCTCTTAAATGTGCTACAAGAGTGTTAATATCCTGTTTCTTTTTTTCTTGAGTAACTATGTATATACCATAATCTAGGGCTCCAATTTTAGCAAAGTTTTCATCGTCTTTCTTCTTAGCAACATCATATGCTTTTTGCAAATCAGCTCTAAATTTTGCGTACTGTAATTCTAACTGGTTACGTGCTTCATCAACTTTCTTATTAGCTTCAGCCATCTGATCAACCTGCTTAACAGTATTTTCTGCTTTAACTACTGCAGCTGCTGAAGTAGTAGTATCTACTTTATCAGGGTTTAACTTAAAACCGAACTTAGGAAACCCTAAACAGCCTGTTAACATTAGACAGACAAATAGAATACTGTATTTTTTCATATAGATACTTATATCCCGCTAGTCTACAATCCGAATTGGTTCTTCTTCAAAGCTATCTTCTTTACGATCTTTAAAGTAACGCTCTATGAATTCATACCATCCTTCTGGCGGGTTTCTAAACTCAAGAAGACCGGATTGATTCAAGAATATGTTTTCTTTCATGTTAAATCCAAAATCTCTATTTCTCTTTTCACCAGACCCGTACCCACGGTTAATTAACTCACCATGGTATTCATGATATATAGTACCTTTAATATAACCGGTTTTACCATTTATAAATTTATAAAATTTTTGCTTCCATTCTAAATACGGTTTGAAGTCAGGGATGTCAGTTAGGTATGAATTCTTTAAAGATGCTTCACTTGGTTCTGGACTTACAACTCCAAATAATTGAGCACGGTCTCCTCCAGTCCAAAAATTATAAGGATAAAGCTTACCACCTTCATGCCAAAGACTTCTACTAGCAGCATAAGCAAACCCTGTTTGCGGACCTGCCCTATAACCAGGTACTATAGGTTTACGAGTATCTATTAATTCTTCTGTGGGGTCTCCTAAACTTAACATCGATTTTGCTTCTAAAAACGCCCGACCTCGACTATCTGTCCAGTGACAGTCTTCGAATATTTGCACTAAATTTAACTCATCAAGAGCCATAGAGGTAATATCATACCAGTACGGGTTCATAAAAAGTATATCATGATCAATCCAAGCAATCTTAGTATACTTTTCTGGTACCATAGTTTCAGCAATATTAAGTAGCGCTTCTTCCTGAACGCACATATTATTTCTGTGTGCTTTAATATGCTTCCAGTTACGATTGCCTTTAGTAAAGTACTCTCCTGTCAAAGAAGCTTCTGCACCATATACAGGTATGTTTAAAGCTTCCATTTGCCGTAAAAACCTCATAAGGTTTTGATCTGTGCGCTTGTAACCACACCAGTTGAAATGGCATACAATAACAGCTAAATCGTCTCTTTCTCTCATAACTCTATTTACAATAAAAAAGGGGAAGATCTCTCTTCCCCCGGTTACTATCAATATTAACGTTTAATTAATATCAATAACCTTCTTACCGCCATTCTCTACTTTGTTTTTCGGGAATGTTAATGTAAGAACGCCGTCTTGTTGTACGGCTTTAGCTTTATCCAAGTTAAACGAATTACCGACGTTAAAGCTACGGCTGAAGGTTTCTTCTTGTGTGCCACCTTTATGGATCACTTTACGAGTACCTTCAATCGTTACGACTCTACCTTCTACTGTAACGTTTGTTTTGTCTTTGGATACACCAGGAAGATCCACCTCTACGGTGAGTTCATCCCCTTCTTTAAACCGAACAGTGTCTCCTGTACGGCTAACATCCCCCCAGAAGAAAGGATGGTTAAATTCCCTCTCTAAGACAGTGTCTAAGAGTGAGAATGGATTACGATATGTGCTAGGATTGTAGTTAGTTAGTTTATTCATAGCAATAATATTTATATCATATATTTTGCTATAGTCAACAAATTAATACTGAATACTATCTAAACCTTTGATAATGTTAGATATCTCTTTCCAATTTTCTATCCATAGTTCAGGCGATCCAGGGGTTTTTACAGGTAAGGAAAGTTTTAATGCTCTGAAAGGTTCTAAATTTAATTTGTTAAAAAGAACGCTAACATCATTTTTAAATTCACTGTAGTCTATTTTTATATGTTTTTTTGTTTTTAATATATTATTTAAATCATCGTAAAACGCAATAAAACCATCCAAAGTATTTAAAAACTCTTCCGGGTCAACTCTAAACGGTTTTATTTCAGTGTCTTCAGCGACATACTTAGTCTTAATATTATACCACAAATTGCTCTCTTTTGGTCTATGATGCCATACTCCTGTACGCTGTCTTATAAGCCAGCTTAATACACTTTCAATAGGGTTTCTTGTAACTATAACAGTTGTTGTGTTTTTATTTGCTAGATTAAGCTCACTTATAGCATGACTGTGTAGAATGTCTTTAGGTACAATTGATTCTGTTCTAAAAGGAGCTACTGGTTGTAAGTCTCTTAATTCTATGCCCACTCTTGAATAGGCTTGTCTGATAAGCTCAGCAACAACAGTACTACCTGTACGAAATGCTCCAAACACGATCCAACTATCTTGTTCTGTTAGTTTTTTATACATTAGCTAAAATCTTAATCACATCTTTATATATAACTTGGTTACCTCGCTCTGTAAAATGATTTACAAGACCACGTTCCTGTTTCCACAACTCATTATAATTAAGAACTATTTTTTCATTAAAGTCAACCGATATATCAGTTAAATTAGAAATAACGATTGTTTTCTTGTTTTTTAATATGCTGTTAATTTTTTCTCTCAGTAGACAGTATGTAGTATAATAAAAATCTTTATCGAAATGATACTGATAGAACAACATAGCTGATCTTAAAGATCTATTAAAAAAGTTTTTTAATTTGCTAGCATGATATTCTATGTCAGTAAGAATTAAATCAGCATTACTATGTAAGGGGTCTTTACTGTGTACAGGGTGATTCTTAGTTGCAACTCGGTAAGGGCCAGTGTGAGAAACAATTACCCAGTCATATTCATTTAAATTTTTTACAGATAATAACTGTTTATAAATCTTATATTCACTCACACCAGCTTGTGCTATATTGGTTACTTCATATTGTTCGGCTAATAGCTCAGGCCAGCCCTTATAGTTTCTGTATTTAACAGACCAATCGGCTGCGAAGCTATCACCTATAATAAGAATTTTTAACATGACACACTTACGATTCGCAACTTGAACAAGTTAGTATTGAACGAGCAAGTACTTGAGCTGGGTTAGCTGAACGCTGATAGTAAAGACTCTTAATACCGTTCTCCCAAGCAAATACTATTAGTTCGTTAACGTCTTTTGGCTTGGTGTTAGGTGGAATCATTAAGTTTAATGATTGACCTTGATCAATGTACTTTTGGCGAGCCGCAGCTTGAATTACTATTTCCTTTTGACTAATTTCGCCGAATGTCTTGAACACAGCTTTTTCTTCTATAGTAAGAAACTCAAGATGCTGTACCGAGCCACCCTTTACAAGTATAGACTTCCAAACACCTTCAGTATTCTTTTTCTTTGTTTCAAGTAAAGCTTCTAGATAAGGGTTCTTATACGTAAACTTACCTTTAGCTAAGTCTTTCACAAAGTAGTTAGAGTTAAGAGGCTCAACTGAAGGCGAAGCTTGGCCGAGAATAAACGAACTAGAGGTGGTAGGTGCTACAGCAAGTGTAGTTACATTACGACGGCCATAACCTTTAAGTAGAGGTGGTTCACCGTACTCTACAGCCATTTGTGCGGTAGCAGCATCTGCTTTCTTACGAACAAAGCTCCATATTTGAGTATTGAGCAGTTTTGCTTCCATTGTCTCAAACCCAATCATCTTGGACTGAAGATATGTATGCCAACCAAGAGCACCAATACCAAGTGCACGCTGATTAATAGCGAAGTTTCTTGGGTGTACCATAAACTTCATCTTCTCAGTCTTATTAATGAACTCGGTCATTACAGCATCGAGGAAGTATACTAATGTTTCTACTGCATCAGTGTTCTTCCAGTTGTCCCACTGTTCAAAGTTAAGAGAAGACAAATCACAAACAAACGATTCTTCGTTATCGTTTGATAACATAATCTCTGTACAGAGATTACTTTGATTGATCTTAATGTTTTTGTCTTTATATACTTGCGGTGCCTGATTGTTAGCGTTATCTGTAAAGAAGATATAAGGATAACCAGATTCAAAGCGCTTCTTAATAACTAGACCCCAAATACGGCGCTTTTCTTTATCACCTTCAATCATAGACTTTAACCATTCATCGGTAACACAAACACCGATAGAAAGGTTTTGAATGTCATCACCTTCACCTCTAATCTTTAAAAACTCTTCAATATCCTTATGGTCAATAGGTAGGTACGCTGCAAATGAACCTCTACGTACATTACCTTGTGAAATATAATCTGTTAATGTTTCAAATACAGTTAATTGGTGGTGCACCCCTGTAGATTCACCGCCAGATGAAATAGGTGCACCGCGTGGACGAATTTTACCAAAGTAAGCAGATGTACCACCGCCTGCTTTTGACATAGTACCTATTTCTGAAATCTTGTACAGAATAGCATCCATATCATCGTCGATGTATGAACCAAAGCACGAGATAGGTAAACCACGATTACGGCCAAAGTTTGACCAAATAGGCGAAGCCAAGGAATAGAAGCCTTGATGCATATAGTCTTCAAACTTATCTGCAAAGCCTTTTAATTTGAGGTATTCTTCAGCTTTTTCAGCTATATCCCTGATACGTTGTTCAGCAGTTTCTCCGTCTAGGAGGTAACCGCGTTCAAGGAACTTGCGAGAGTCGCTATTCAGCCAGTAAATGTTCTTGTTACTCATTTTTATATATTATAGTATACTTTTTATTAAAATAAATCGTCTTCTGAAAAGCTTTGTGACTTTTTAGAGTACTCTACAGGACGAGAATGGAAGAAGTCGGTCATATTGTTACCGAGTAATTCTTCGTTAAACCAGGAAATATCTTTGAGAAGCTTAGAATCCGTTTCATACACCTCTGGGAAGCCAATACCTCTGAGAGATTCGTTAATACGGTCTTTTACAAACTCTTTAAGATGTGCTGCAGTCAATCCGTCTTCATTAATACCGTTAATCATCCAATCGATAATTTTTGATTCGCTTTCATACGCTTCTTTAGCTTCGGCAAGAATTCTTTCTGTAAGCTCTTCATCAAAGATTTCTGGATACTCTTCTCTAATAGTGTTAACGATCTTCATACCAACTAAAGCATGAATATGTTCTTCATTGCGAGTGTATTTTACTTGTTGGTCGGTATCCTTAAGTACGTTTTTATTACGCGCAAACCAGTTAATAATATAAAACTGGCTCATTAATGAAACATTCTCTACAAATAGAGTAAAGAGTATAAGTGCGTAAAGGTATTGCTTCTTAGAGTCTTTATAGTAACGATGTGTGTACTTTTTAAGATACTTCACACGACCTTGTATCCATTCCAGTTTAAGATTTTCTTCAAATATATCTTCAAGACCAAGTACAGTGAGTAGTCTTTCATAAGCATTGTTATGAATTACTTCTGTATTAGCCATTACGTAGCCGAGATCCTGTAAAGATGGGTGCGGTAGGTTTTCACCAAGCTTAGCCCAAAACGTTTTCACCGCTACTTCAATCTGACCAATAGCGGATAAAGTACGGATGATAATCTCTCTTTCTTGATCATTTAGCTTAACTTTAAACTGCTGTACATCTGACTTAAAACTAAACTCTTTATGAGTCCAAAAACCATTATGCATGGATTCGATAAATTCCTCTGTCCAAGGATAGTGATTAGGTTTGCGAGAGATCTGTTCGTCGAATATCATAGTTTTAGTTACAGGGAATATTATTTACGTATTGTAAATGTTTTTACATTTTTATCTCTAAGAAAAAAATATTTTTCTTTCGCCAGTGTACTTGACTGAGTTATAAAAGTTAGTTCTTCTTATTATATAATTCTAACTTTTTTACTATATATCGTACAATTTCACTACGTACAATATCTGCTTCTGTTAATGTAAAAACGTGGATACCTTTTTCACGGCTTTCATTATCGTTAAAAACGTTACACATTTTTTCAAATCCTGATTTACCGTTAATATCGGATTGCATTGGATCGCCGCATATAAACAATTTACTAAATTGACCCACACGAGTTAATAACGTTGTAAGCTCTCTAAAGGTACTATTTTGAGCTTCGTCCATAATAATAGCTTTAGCATTCCATGAAAGACCACGAAGATAGCCTGTAGGTTTACCTTCAATACGTCCTTCTTTCATAAGCATACTAATATCAGCTTTTACTAACAATTCGTCAAGCTTTTCCATTAACGGTTCAAGATAAGGAGATAACTTTTCAGCTGCATCTCCCGGGAGATATCCCATTTTATTATCTGAACTTTCAACTATACTACGAATATATATTAGGTCAGAAACCTTTTTTAAGTTTAATAATTCCAGAGCAACTAATGTTGCTAGAAAGCTCTTACTACTACCAGATGGCCCTGTAATAAAAACTACCTTTGTATGATTATCTAAAGCTATTTTAAGAAACTCTTTTTGCCTGTTTGTCAAATCCGGCCTTTGTCGTATCATCACCGGTCTTTCCAGTTTATCAGCCTGATGTACTAAAAGACTTTTGTCTTTAGTAGCAGGTGCGTTATTTTGACTGTTTTGAGCTAACTTCTGTTTTTGTAATCGCTTTTTTTTGCTCATGAAATTAATTTAGATTGTAAACTACGAAGCTTCCAGTTTTCACGTCTCTGCTTTGCGCCTTCTACGCCGTATTTTTCTTCCCATGTTTTACCTTTATGTAACATGCTAAGTTTTGCTTTAGCGGATTGGCTCATAGGTTTACCTTTTCTCCATAAACTTATTTTTTCTTTAGTATGTTCAGACATAGGTCTTTTTTTCATGCCTTTATAAGCAAGAGGTTTTCCTGCTATGCTGCTTAAATTCATACACCCTGGCTGTTTATAATGTTCGTTAATATATTTTTGTTCAATTTCTGTTAAACTCTTAATATCCTTAACTTCTTCTAACATAATACATTGCCACCCTACAGGGTACTTATTATAGCAGTTTTGCATGTATTTGTTGTGATGTGTACCGTTTTTGAGATTTCTCAAATGCATGTTAAATCGTTCAGAGAAATCTTTAGTAGAACCAATGTAATAATAATTATCTGGAGAGATTATTTTGTATATACAAGACACCTTACTCATCTGTTATTATTTACTCCTGAAACAAAGTTAATACAGGTCTGCAACCAAAAAGAAACCCGTCGATTTCTCGACGGGTTCTTAGTTTTAAACGTTTTACCGTTACAATGCTTATTATAGCATTGTTGCAGCAGTTCCAGGAACGAATGCGGAACCGAGGCCGGAAACGATGATGAGGTGGTAGTATAACGCAGCACCGAAAATGTGGTCGATAACACCATAACGGGTCATTAAACCAACACGTGGGCTGAAGTCGTTAGGACCAACTGTACGTTGTACCAATACAGGAATGTATGGGCAGTAAACGATACCTGTGTCATAGTATTCAGCACCCTTGTAGCCTAATAGAGCGTACTCGAGTAGTGAAGAACGTTGACCTACTTGGTATTGAGCTTCTGTACGAGTATCACGGTAAACTGTGAAGCGACCGCCAACTGTACCAACTTTAGCAATACCAACTGGTTGGGTGTTAACGTTACCGTTAACTGAGAACCATTGGAATTCAGGTAGCATTTCTAACATTGCGCAAACACGAGGTGTTGCGATGATGAAGTTAGCAGCACCACGACGGTTGCGGATAGCAACGCGGTTAGCTTCAACGATAACACGTGCATAGAAGTCACGGTTACGTTCACCTAACCAACGGCCGTCAGCTGAAGCTGCGTTCCAGAATGAATAACCCTGACCTGCACCAGCGTTAAGAGCAACTTGACACATACGGATTACCATTTCACGGTCGATTTCAGCTTGAATTTCGTACGACATAGCGTTCGTTAATTCATTGTCGATATCGATACCGTTCATGTTCTTGAGATCTTGCTCAAGTTCAACTGACCAACGAGCAGCTAGACGACGTGTACCAGCTTCAACAGCGGTCTTTTCGAACGAAACGACCATCTGAGGAATGTTGCTTGTTAATTCAAAGTTGCTGAGGATCTGAGCAATACCGGAATCACTCTTAATTACGTTGAAGTCTGAGTTACCAGTGAGGTATGTTGAAGATGTACCTGTGAACATTGTGTTCAGGTAGTTCCAACCTACTTCATTACCAGGAGCATTGTTTGAGTAAGCTGTCCAGCCTTGTTGACCTTGAGCAGTTTGGCTATAGCCACCGCCGTTATCAACTTGTGTATTACCGAGTGGATCAGCATCGTAACGGTAACGGAGAGCAAATGCAAGACCAACAGGACCGCTCATAGGTTGAACACCAACGATTTCGTTTGTGATCAATTCTGGGAAAGTACGGCGAATCATTGGGATCAAGATCTTTGGTAGACGAGCATCACCTTGTGCATAGAAGTCACTTGATTGATTTCCGCCTTGACCAGGAGCGCCTTGAAGGGTACCGAATACGCCAGCATTACCTGCGACGTTAGCGGACTCAAAGCACCACTTTTCTTGATTCTCAAGAAGAATAGCTGTATTTAAACGTGTGTGTTCGTTTACAATTGCTGGAGTGTTGTCATCGGAGTGGTCGAGCAATGGAGCCCACTTCTTTAAAAGTTGGCCAGCGCGATCACGATCGATGTATGATTGTGAAGGTTTAATTTGTTTCATATCTAAATAATTTTTTAACTGACAATACCTCAAGTACTTAACAGTACTTCAACGTGTAGATATACTTACAAAAAAAAGCCCGATTTCTCGGGCTTTTGGATAAAAAATCTGATTTATTTATTAAGCAAACTTTTTCTTAAGAAGTGATACGTATGATTCGGCAACAAACTGTTCACCGGAGTCATCTGTACCAGCTGAGCTATAAGACTTAGTTACTTGCTTCTTGTCTTCAGTGACTAGAACATCAGCACCTTGAGTTTTTGGCTTTGTGGATTCTTTAAGAACTTCTAAGTTTTCTTCTTCACGTTTATCAAACATTTCTAAAACGTAATTGAAGTTTTCATTGATAAACTTTGCATCTTTTTCAGCAAGAACACGTTGTACGTAGCTCTTTTTGTTAGCTGGTAATGTTGAAGATTTTCTTTCTAAAAGAAGATTTGCTTCAAGCTTTTGTACTTTTTCGCTTAATAGTTGAGCACCTTTTTGAGCTTCAGCTGCTTTTGCAACAGCTTCATCAATTTGCTTTTTACCATCTAATAAAGCTTCTTTTACGCTTTCATTGATGAATGTTTCATCAAGACTTACTAAGCGTTTGATCTCATCAATGATCTTAGTATTACGAGTGTTTAAAGTAGCTTCTTGAATTTGTTGAGCTGGAATTGCTTTATCAAGATAAAGTTCGAGATAAGAAGAAACGTTTTCAACAACAGTCTTCTTAAAGTGATCTGCACCATTCTTTAACTGTGATTCATATAGTTTTACTACATGTGCTAGTTTAGCAGTACGATCTTCATCGAGCTTCTGAATAGCTTCTGCAAATTGCTTTGCATGTAGTTCGTCGATACGGCCTACAATTTTCTCAAGTTTAGCAGTGTGGTCTGCATCAATAGCTTCTAGAACTTTTTCAAGTTTAGTAGAATAGTCTTCGTCTTGTTGAACGAGAGCTGCTTCAACAGCGAGTGCAACCTTTTCTTCAGCCTTCTTTTCGACAGCTTCAGAAATCGCTTTTAGAGTTTCGTCAGTAAGAAGATCTTTGGTTGCTTCTTTTAGAATTGTTTGAATGTCTTGGCTCATATCGTATTAAATATTTAGTAAATTATGTCCTATAATCAGGATTTTTTGGTTGGTTTATTTGCTAAAGCTGAATCCGCTTTTTTAATGCGTTGTTTAAGCTTTTCATTTATTACTGCTTGTAAGGATGAATTAGCAGCGGAGTAGTCATTATCAACTACGTGCTTAATAAAGCTGGCAATCTGTTGTTTCTGGTTCATATTATTTAAGATTGTTAATAAAGCGAATGATGTGCTCTCTTAGATACATATCGACATCCTTTTTAGGTAAGGAGCTGAGTTTAGATTCTAATATGTCGTATACTTCTTCCATACGACCATCTTGCTTAATGATAAAGTTTTTAGATTCTAAAATACCATTTACAAATGCACCAGGAGCAGAAGGATCAGCTACTGCGTCAACTGTAATAAGCTTCATATTGCTTACGTAATTGGTGCCGCCTTTTTCTTCTACTGTACCTAAAGCTCTTGAGCTCATGCCCATTTTAACACCATCCATAACTAGCGATCTCATAATTTCGCCTAGTGGGGTGCGTAGTACCTTGCTTTTACCTCTTACCACATTACCGTCCATTCTAAGTTCAGTAATTAAATGACATGCTCTTTCACTGCTAACATTAGCACTGTTTGGGTGTTCAAGTTCACCTAAAGCTCTGCTTGTTTTAACAAATTCTTCATTGTAACGTTCTACTTCACGAGCCATTTCTTCGCGTCTATAAATACGATTGTTACGGTTCTTTTCTTCTGCTACCATATAAACTCCAGATACATAAATGTTTGCTGGCTTATCTTTATTGCCTTCTTCGATTAAATAATCTAGGCCTTCGCAGATAGGAGTCTGGGTTATAAGTTTATAAAACATTACCTATACTTATGTAATTACATTGAAAAAACTATGTAATTGCTTGTATTTTTAGAGAGTTATAATAAAATATACGAATAATGATCTTAAGCGATGTTACAGCAACAATCTCGACAAGAGGTAGAACTAATACAACGTTGCCATTGGTTTTATCATCGTTGTTAACATTAACAGATAAACCTGGTAAAGTTGTTGTATACGACGACAATGATACTTTTGAAGATCCACGTAAGAATGACGTGATTAATAACGTTTTATCAGCGTTATCTACTATTGGTATACAATGGTACTGGATACCTGGAGCTAGAAACGGACAGCTTGTCAATCACGAGGATGCTCGTAAAAAGAGTGAAACTCCATTTATATGGCGTATAGATGATGACAATATAATCTTACCAAATACTTTAGAGGTACTTTATAAAACTATTACTTCTGATCCAAAGATAGGCGCTGTAGGCCCTTCGATTGTAGACCCAAAAAATCCGGTATATACAAGATTTGCATCCAATAAAATGGCTGACATATTTCTTGGATTAAACGAACAATGGAACTACCAAACCTCAATAACTAACAAAGAAGTAGAACATTTACAGGGTAGTACATTTATGTATAGGGTAGCAGCTGCTACTCATGGTTATGAAATGCGTCTTTCTAAGAAAGGTCATAGAGAAGAAACTATCTTTACATACGAAATGTTTCGTGCAGGTTGGAAGCTCATTGCAGTGTTAGGTCTCAATACTTGGCACTTCCATTATCAAACCGGTGGCATACGCGATACAAAAAACGAACGCATGTTACAAAGCGATGAGCATATTTTTAGACTTAAACTACAAGAATGGGGTGTACAACCTAACAACTATAAGTTCTTTTTTCTAGATAGCGGTAGAGGTGATCATTACGCATTTAAGACTATATTACCTGAAATAAAACAAAAGTACAAAGGCTATAAGTTAATTATCGGTGTATGTTGGCATGATTGTTTCTGGGACATTAAAGACAAAGACATTACATTCTGTTCATTAGTTGAAACAGTAAATTTCGTAGATAAAGAAGCACAAAATGTTTATAAGTTTATGTACGAAAAGAACTGGAAGGGCGGTTTAGTTGAAGCAATGAGAAAGGTATACCTATGAAAATCGTAATTAGTCCTTATTCGCAAAAATTACCAAAAGAAGCATTTAAGAACGATGTTAACCCAAGCATGGTTAATCCAAAGAACTATCCTTATTGGGAAGAGCTTATAGCTTTAATTAAACAAAGTGTACCTGATGCAGAAATTATACAAATAGGGGTAGTGGGTGAAACTGTATTAAAAGGAGTTACAGCTATTAAGCATAACCTTTCTCCTCAGGACCTACTAGATCTAATTAAAGACTGTAATGCATGGTTTGCAGTAGATAACTTTTTTCAGCATTTTGCGACATATTATAAAATACCTAACGGTTTTGTAATGTTTGGTCAGTCGGATCCTAACATATTCGGATATCCGCAAAACACGAATATACTAAAGAATCGCAAGTACTTAAGACCGGATCAATTTGGATTCTGGTGGGATAGACCATACATAAAAGAAGCGTTTTTAGAGCCAGAAGAAGTAATAAAGCTAGTATTACCAGTGATTAAGTCTACCTAAGTATAGGTATGTCTTATAATTACAACCCAACCCAAGCATACACTAATGTAAACAGTGTAAGTGGTGGTATATTACAGTTTTTTAGTAGCTCTGGTTTTTCATTATCTGCTTCAGGTACTTGGGATCCTGCTGCAGGCGCAGCTCCTGCATTAAACGACGTACAACAAGGTTGGTATGTAAACGGTAATGGTATTAACAATAGTGTCGTACAATCTTTAACCGGTCAAGGTTCAAACTTTGTACAAGTACAAATCGATCAACCTAGTGCATTACCTGGTAATACATATTCATTTTCAGTTAAAGAGTATGTAGCACCATTTAATGCTAACCCAACAGTAGGACCTGCTGCGTTTCTTTCAACGAATTTAAATAGCCGTATTAAGAGCTATGACATGCTAGCTGAACGTATATTCTTTCAGTTAGGTGCACCGTTAATCAATCTTGAATTAGCTTGTGTTGCAGCATATGATATGATTGCGTATGCAATAGAAGTTTTTACTCGTTTTACACCTGGCACGGAAGAAATTCTTATATTTGATACAAGTTTATACACAACAGGTAGAGGTATAAAGTTAGATACTTTAATTAATAATACGCCTGAAACATCAGGCTTTGATAGCACATTTCAATCTGGTTGGGATTACGATTTAAACGATTATAGAAAAGTTATCGATATATACAACTTTCAAGAAGGCGATAATGAAGGTGTAAACACGTTGTTTACTATTGAACAATCAATGGCTCAGCAAATGCACTTTGCTTATTCCTTAGGTAGTAAAGCATTTGACTTGATTACTTGGCACGTGTTAAAAGACTGGTTAAAGACTCGTGAAAAATTATTTGCAATGAAACAGTACTGTCGTTTTGATCCTCGTACACAAGTACTGAGAATTACACCTGAACCAGGGCATGACGGTATGAAATACTATGCTGCTATTGGCTGCTACTTAGAACGTCCAATTAAAGACTTAGTTAAAGAGCGTTGGGTAATGGAATACGCTAAAGCGTTAATGAAAATTTCCATTGCTAATACACGTGGTAAGTTCGGTAATACTCAGTTATTCGGTTCCGGTTCATTACAGTACATGGAACTAATGCAACAAGGTACTGCAGAAAAGAAAGCTTTAGAAGACGAATTAAAAGGTGGTATGTCAGAAGTACAAGAACCACCAATGTTCTTCTTAGGTTAATTATTCGGCTGGTAAAGCGCTTCCACCACCTGCTGCAGGAGCTGCAGGAACACCACCAGCTGCAGCAGCAGCGCCAGCTTCTGGAGTGCCAGGAGCACCGGCACCAGGCCCTGGCCCGAAACCAGGAGCTGTATTTGCACCAGGCGCAGCACCGCCTCCACCACCACCCATACCTGCAGGAGCTTCTCCAGGTTGTGCGCCAGCTGTCATTGCTTCTTCCCAGTTCTTACCGAGTGTAGCAATCTTATCAACTTCCCAAGCAAATGCTGCATCTTTACGCTGCCATTCTTTATTAGCTAAAAGATCACTATCTGTCCAGCCCATATACTTCTTAAGAGCATAAGACTTAGCAACTGCACCTTCT